TTACCGACGATCGCCGTTGATCATAGGAGGAATTTGCGACAGCGCGAGCGTGGCCGTTAGAGTCAGCGTGGACGTCGGCAGTGCAATCGTGAGCTCGGAAGCTGTGCGACCGTCGATCTTCCCAAACCGATTGAGCAGTGCGAGGGCCACACCGAAGAATGCACGAGTGTAGACCTCGCGCATCTGCGGAGCCAATGAGCGTCCGTCGAGCTTTGCCGCCAGGATGGCCCTGTTGACTGCGCGCTCCGTCATGACACGGACGACGGGATGCATCATGATCGGTGCCAGCTGGGTGATAAGCCACGAACGTGCTTTATCGCCGTTCACGTCGGACGCCGGAGCGTCCGCGTACGCGAGCGCGAGCCTGAATAGTGAGTCGAGCTCACCATCGACACCAGGTTCAGCGACTGAGGCATAGAACGCCTCACCACGAGAGATCGCGCCCTCGAGGCCGACCAACATCTCAAGGACGTTGATCTTAATCTCGAGTTGGGTCGGTGCCCCTCCGTAAGGCTGAACAGGTAGCTTGAAAGAGAACGGCTGAGCCACGGTTCGGTTCAGAAGCGTGTCCATCTGATCCTTGTCGATGTACAGCACGTCACGGCCCATTGCCAGCCCGATCGACTGGGCGCGGGCGGGCAAGGGTTTCGGCTCCCTAGCCATCATCTTCGATGTGTAGACGATTACCGCCTTCGGGTCAGCGAAGAATGCCGTGCTCGGCGTAGCCGCCAACACATCCATGCGCCACTGGTCAGCGACTGTGACTCCGTAGATCAGCTGCAAGGGAACGTTCTCTTGCTGGGGGCCCACCGAACCCGCGTAGGCCACCGTGCGCGCCAGCCCGAGCGCGAGGTACACATAGTCTGAGGCGGCGACGCCGATCGAGTACAGCTCGGGCTCAACACCTGTGCTTTCTCGAGGTAGCATCGACGCCTCGTCGGCGACGATGTTGGCGAGTGAAGTTATGGCAGATGTCGAAAGGAGGCCACCAGTCAACGGGCCGGCGATCGCGGACGCTTTGACGTAGGCTGGGTCAACCAGCGACATCAAGTAGCCGTCCGCACGGGGAATGACGTCGGCGACCTCGAGTTTAGACGCCTGGCCTGGGCTTGCGTACAGCACCAACCCCTTCCGGAGACCCTCCGGGGAGTTGATCGGGACTTCGCCGAAGTGCTCCGCGTACCTCGCCAGAGAAAGGCTTTCGATACTGGGAGCTGATTGGATGACGGTGAGGACGCCGTCGCAAGCGCGACGAATCTCGTCCAGCGCATCGGTTGGCATGTGGACGTTACCTAGTGGCTGCTCGGACGCAAACACGATGAAGTTCGAGATCGAGGCCAATGAAATCAGGGACGCGTGAGCTTTAAGTGCGTCTGGAACTTCGAGAGGCCTGAGATGGTAGGCGAGTACAACCTGCACGACCGTGTCGAACTGTTCGAGTCGATAGCGAATTTCAGGGATGGCGTGAGAGAACTGGCGGAACATCTCGGACAACTTCTCCCCGTACATCTGGGGCGTAGCCTCGACCGGAAGCGCTCTGGTCACGGCTTGCATGCGAGCCTCGTTGAAGATGCCACGCAGCGATTCGGTAACAACGACCCGACGTAGCTGATCATCCGTGACTGTGTACGAGTCGGCCTGACCGAGGACCCGCTTCTCGGTGTCCGGGATGATAAGGTCGTGCGCGTTCAGGACACGGAGAATGGCGTGACCGTACGCCAAGGCAATGGCACCGGAATCACCGAAACCGGCGCGCCCCAGCGCTTCTTTGACTGTCTGAACGACCAGGCGTTCCGAAATCAGATACTTGCGGGCTTTGACGGACACAGCCGTCCTCGGCAGCAGCGTATTCATCACATCAATGGCGATGGACGGAGAGGCGAGGACCTGCTGGAGGGCAGTCAGGTCGTCGGTGGTTCTCATCGCATGACCCAATGTCAGCGCGAGAGCCTCGTCAGCGGAGATTCCACCAAGCTCAGTGGCTCGGTATCCTGGAAACCATCGAGAGACAAGAACGTCGGTCGGAACCGGAAACGACACGAAGTCGAAACCGGAAGTCAACTCATCGTCTCGAGTGATCACAGACACTTTGAAAGGAAGTTTGCCAGTGGTGTTGGGAACGCCAGCTGTACGGCGGAAGATTGATGCAGTTTTGTTCACAGAAGCTCCGGTAGTTAGATGATGGAGGCCGCACGTACTGCGGCGCGGTTGATGATGGTCTGCTCAACTTGCGTGTCGTCGACCTCGAAAGTGAACGCAGAACTCGGCGCGTAATTCGCAGGTGGTTCTGAGACGTCGTAGGTGAACGGCATTGCACGACGATTGGGGCGCATCTGGATCGTGCCCGTAAACCGCGTCGGCTCGCGCGAGCCCTCTACGTTGACACGGTCGAGGAGGATTGTCGCTGGCACGGAAGCGGATAACTTAGAAAAGAACGCCTTGACGTATTCGGAATCTTCGTCCATAGGGTTCACAGTCGCCATCACCGTCAATCCGGAGCGCGCGAGCGCGTTTGAGACACGTGTGATCTGAGTGAAGAAAGGCATCGACAGACCTTTCGAGCCCGCGGCGCCCGTGGTCTCGAACAACGGGGCCCGTAGTGAATCAATAACCGGGAGAGTATCGCGGTTCTGATACAGCGTTTGGACTGCCGATGCGAGGGCACCGTCGACCGACGAGAAAGTCGGTGCGGACTGCACCTCCGCTGCGGAGTCGTGCGGCTCAACGGTTAGTAGACGAACGAGCTTCATGCGCTTCGCGAGGGCACGAATGAAGGACGACTTACCGCCGGCAGTGGGGCCGGAGACAATTGTAATCCCGAGAGGTAGGGCAGTCGAGCCTCGCGATCCGACGAGCAGAAAGGGAAGATTGAATTGGTAGCCGTCGCTCGGAACGGCCCAAGGCTCAATCGGCCAGACCAGCTTACGAGAAATGGCTTGTCCTTTCTTGTCGAAGGAGAAGACCGCATTCTGTCGGTTGAAGCCGAAGAATTCGGACCTTTTGGGGTCGCGATCATAAGACGACGCTTCCGCAGTTGTCTCGAGGGTCAGAGAAGGTGAGTCAGGTGTCATGATTGGCTTTCTACGGTGGGAACTTTGAACAGGTGGCGAATGTGCTTCCAGAAGTCGACCGCCGGAAGAGTGGCAACGACTTCATCGAGCACATCGGGAGACACGTCCTTTGGGTCAACTTTGTAATGTAACACCGCCGGGTTGATCCTCACCATCGCATCAATGTCATTGAAGCGTTGGTGACGGGCTAGGACACGAGCAATCGCCGTAGGGTCAATGCCTACGGCACGACGAAACTCCTCAGTGTAAATGGCATTGAGATCTCGGTAGATGGGATTGGACGAGTAGACTTGGTTTCGCGCGAGCACGCCCTCCGCCCACACAATCGGCCCCTTTCCGTACGAGGCTATCGAGTCCTCGCGGCAAAGTGCGTTCACCAAGAAGGTTAGAGGATTGGGGTATACTTCCTTCCGACCCTCGATCTCGCAGTACACGTCACCGAGAAAGATGACCGGGGTCTCCACCTCCAGCACCGCGTACGGTGAGGAGGGTTTCAGAAACCGGTCTCGAACGTGGGGAACGTTGGTAAGGAAGGCCGCGTCGTCCGACATGTCCTGCAACGCGTGGTTAGGGTTCATACCACGCAGTAACGGCTCGATGTCGGCAGGGGACGAAATCGCGCCTGCATCACGGTAGAGCACGACGTAGACGAAGGTCATCCAGAACTTACCGAAGTCCGGGTTAAAGGCGATTCCCGACGGTAATCCCACGTGCTGAGTGAAAGACTTCGGGTCCAACGGTGACCCACCAAAGACGGGATCGTAGTCGGGACTTGTCTTCTTCCACGGTTGCGGGACCACGTACGGTGCTTTGAACTTGCGCCGCATGAGCTCTACGACGCGGTCGTCGAGATAGCAGGCCAACTCGTCCATGAATAGGTCGGTAAACCACTCCGGAATCATCTTGTCCATTGTCTTCACGTCGGACCCAACCACGTACGCGTATTTGGCGATCTTCTCCTGTTTATCGAGACGACCCCTCGTTTTGTACGTGAAAGCAAACCGTTCGAGGTAGACGGCACGGAAGCAGCCGAAGATGGCGGTCAAGAAGTAGTTGATGACGCCGTTGCCTCCGAAGACGTCACGTCGCCGCATGGCGAAGTGCCCTTCGATGGTGTTCCCGTGCTCGTCCACGACACGCATGTCCGCTTTCGTATCGCCGTCGTACGACCCAGACCGGGCCTCCTGTTCCGTCGGGGCGGTGCGAGGTTTCGATTCGTAGATTTCGCCTTTCTTAGTGATGGAGTTAGCCTGTTGGCGTTCCTGGATCGCGTACTCGAGCACAGCGTGATACTCGTTCAGGCCTCGCTCCAACTCTGCCCGACCGCCAGACATCGCAGCCAGAAAATCGTCGCACTGTTCTAAGGCTTTCAGTGTGGCTAACTTCTTGTACTGGATGTCAGTCGTGAAGAACGGAAAACCTGTTGAGGCAGCTTTCCTTATGTGGAGGTTAGCTGGAGCAACGTGACCGAAGAACAAGCGCATCAACTCCTTGAAGTACGGAAGGTCAGCGGGCCTGATCGTCGTCGCGATCTCGTTGGCGTCACAAAGTGCTTTGTTGTTGGTTACCGGAATCGGCAACGGGTCCATCCCGTAGCCAGAGACGTTACGCAGAGCGTAGAACGTTCCGGGGACGGTCGTGGGTCCGGCGAAACCTGAGGGCAGCACGTCCAGAGGAAACATCTCAGTCAATCGATCCGCGAGCCGTTCCTTCAACTTGAGGGCGCGTGGATCGTCTGCGAAGAGATAGTTCTCTCGTGTTGGAAGCGGATCAGTCGCCAACGTGAGCGGGACAAGAGCGTTGGCTCTCGGCAACCGACTCCTCTTTAACCAACGCATAGCGCCGGGTTGCTTAAACAGAAACTCAGTTTCAGGTCTGATCTTCATGGTCAGGCGCCGGAAGCGGAAGGGGACGCGAGTCGACATCGGTAGACGTATCTCGGAGTGGGCGCCTGTCAGTTGTCAAGTCCTGTTTGACGTCCCAAGAGCGTGTGTCCATCGTTCGTTGGACGTGGCGGGCACGCTCGGTGAGGCTCTGGGCTACCGATAACCAATCGAGCGTCTGGATACCGATTTGACGGGTCGATTGGGTGAACAACACGTCATAGCGGCCACCAGGCAGGCCCAACAACGCGTAAACACGCTTCGGCTTAACGAGCGTGTGCCAGACACGGTCCAGCGCAGTCAGCTCAGCACCAGATAGTGGCACGAAAACGAATGACTCGGGCTCTTTATCGAGCGGAGCAAGTCGCTCGTAGAGAGAGCCTTTCGACATAGTCGCGCCGGAGAGTTCACCTGGGATCGGGACGTCAGTCGGAATGATAAATACTGACTTGTCGACGTCGTGTTCGTTGACCCTTAGCGCTTGCGGATCAACGGTGGGTTCAAGAGAATCGATGGGCATGGTACCTCAAACTGATAAAGAAAGCGTTGACTCGGACGCACGAAGGGCGAGTACGAGCGATTTAAGGTGATCGGACACATAGCTGGCGAGCAGTTGGCGAACACCGTGCTCGCATAGGTGCTCACTGCCTACCGAGAGCGCAATTACCTCCGGAGTGTACTCAAGCGAGTGGAGTGTGTAGACTGCCTGTCGCGCGATGATAGACGAAGCGATAGTACGGAAGGGGTCCGGCGAGTCGATTGCGCGTTGCGCAACGGCGCGTAAAGCGTGGAGCGCTTGAGCCGTAGAGCTCCGTGTCCCCACCGTCCACAGTCGGGCAGTGTTTTGGGTTGTCATCGGTGAATCAATCCTCTTTGATATCGGTGTCACGCCCCAAGATCGAGGTCATGAAAGTTGACAATGCCGCTCCACTATCGACGACAGGCAGTGGAAACAGCTCCATTGTGGTTTTGGTGATGCCTTCTTTGTCTAGCTCATCAATTAAATTCTGCCTCCAGAGGGGAAACTCAACATCGAGCAACTTGATGGTCGCGGAAAGTAAAGCCGCTCGAGCGCGTGTCTCACGATCCTGAGATCGTGCGGCAAGAAAGTTCACATACTGCTCGGCGAACGCTAGATCTATCAACGTATTCTTCGTGGCCATAGAGCCTCCTTCAAAGTAGGACGGAAAGGTGTGAGGGGTGGGGCCGCCGAAGCGGCCCCGTTCTCAACCACGAGAACAACTAGTGAGACTGAGGCCGGTTGAGGGCTTCAATCGAGATGATGTAGGCAAAGTACTCTCTGGCGAAGTGTTCGACCTCCTCGAGGGAGTCGAACGTTAATCCGAGGGCCTTCGCGAACCGAGATAAAGCGTCGAGAGCTAAGTCGGGAACCGGAAGGGGACCGACGAACTCTTCGCCCAAAGGGGACAGGACCGGCGGCAGTTGGGGACTCAACAGGAAGCGAACCTGCTCAGACATGGTAGTCTTCCTCGTCATCCGCCTTAACTGCGAGCTCACGTGTCAGCACGTTAGTGTAGCACGCAACAGTCTCCAAGGTAGCGCCACATTCCGCTAGCAACTCGATTATCTTCTTCGGGTTCATCGACTCTGCTTCGAGAGCAGAGCTCAACTGTTCAGCGTACACACGGAGATCGACAAGATACGAGAGCGAGGCGCTTGCCAGTTGGCGCTCTAGTGAGGTCGGGATGGAGCTGGTCATGATAATCCTTCGTGGTTGATTAATAAGATAACATACACTCTGTACTCGGTTCCTTGAGAGAACGGTTTCCTTTCGATGAGCTGTAACACTCAGTCGTAGCCTTCGGTGTAGGCGTTAGGGTGTCAACGATCGCGCAAGCTAGCGTCAACGATGATAAAGACCCTTTCGGTAACGTCGGCTCTTTCTCGGGAGTCCCTAGAGTATCCCA